TACCCTTTTACAAATGCCTTGCCTGGCTCAACATCGACAACCAGTTTAGTAATGCTGCCACCATTGCCTGATAGATACTTACCTTGATTGTTAGCTTGATTCAAATGCTCTCTGAGTCTTACATCAAGACCCTCAACCACGAAGTTGCCACTAGTATTGAAAGATCTACGGGCAAGGTGTTCGTTAACTTTTGAATATTCAGTCTTCGGTCTATTAGAAACTAGGAAGCCGTTGTCTACTCTAGTAAGTTCTACGAAGTTAGACCCAGTGTTGGCTGTAGGAGCATACTTGGCAAGTGTTGGTGTAAGTTTGAGTCTTGCAGCTCCTGGAGCAGCATAGTTATATGAACCAGACGCAGGGTCAAGTAGTGTGGAGTCTGTCTCTTCAGTGACAATAGACTCGACGACCTCGAGGCCAATCTTGAATGAGCTAACAGTATCGTAACTTCCAAGAATTAAAGATTGAGCTTCTACTCTGATGAAATGATCTTTAGCAAAAATAATTCCTTCACTAATCGATACACGAGTAGCAAGACCTGCAGAGGATGTACCAGATGCCACATTGGCAGTAAATCCACCAGTGTTGGCAGTAATAGTTTCACCTAACGTGAATACAGTGTTGCCAACATTGCTTACTGAACCAGTGTCAATATATTTTACATAGAGGGTTTTAAGGTTAGGATCTTCAGCCTCAGATCCTGTAGCCGTAGAGACGACTACCGCAGTAGCATTAGATGTGGATCCAACAACTTGCGTGCCAATAAAATTATTAGCATTTACAACGACAGCACTTGAATCATTATCGCGCAGCTTAACATATGACAGAAGCTCTATCTGAGGTTCAACACCTGTAAGAATAGCCCCTTCTTTGAATACATGCTCGCCAAATCTATCGATCTGGTTTTGCAGTATAGTCTGCATTTGTGTTAACTCACGACCCTGTACAGCTAAACCAGGACGATAGAGCACGCGATGAAAGTTCTTGCTCTCATCGAAATCGTCATAGTAAGGATCTACGTTAAAGTTTGTAGACAATGTTACTGTGTTAGCTATGGCCATCTTTCATCCTATTAATACTGCAATGTTATTTTAATATCTTCTATTTGATCGTATGTTCTTACGGACACAACACGATTTTCCAAATACATTATGTCGCCTTTATAAGGCTCTAGCTCACCGGTTGTTATGGATGATACGTTACAAGTAACTAATGATGTATTACCTGTCAAGATTTCATTTTGGAATATGCCGTTTATACCTACAACTTTTATATCGCCACGAGTATTAGTATTGTCCGTGTTAGCAAAATAAACTACTCTTGCGCTGGCACCTGATAACGCTCCATTAACCATCTCGTCGCGCTGAGGTATACCTGTGAGGTTAATTACAGATAGCCTCGTCGTTTGATCGTAGGCGTTATCTACTGCATAGGCACCGTTGCTGCTCAGCACTGGATTTTTTAACATACCAATAACTCTAAAGTCATTGTTAGAAGGAAGATTGTTTCCTTCGGTACCACTTAGTCGTACACTTAAAGTTAGGTTATGAGCGTTGAGCTCATCTACAGGATCAGAGCCATGTCCTCCAGGTGGTGATATTCTTGGTACCGCTATAGCTCCTGTTCCAACTGCAGCTGTAATAGCAACATTAGCTTTAGAGTAGCTAGTGCCTATACCAACCATATTTATCTGTTTAATTTGACCCGATTGTACATTGGCGTACGCTGTTGCTCCTGTGCCATCCCCTAAAACTGTTACCAGAGGTCCTATATGAAATGTGCTGGTAGAGTTAGGCGTAACGCTGAAAGCTGTATCCACAGTAAGAGCTTTAGTATCGCCTACGAAGCTACTTACTCCTCTTATTTGACCTGCTCCTAATCCAGAGGATATAAAGATTGTGGAGCCTTGATAATAATTGTCTAACGTGCTAGCTCCACTGTCTATTGTTACGACAGAGGAATTGGTAACACTCTGCAAGGTATTGGATCTTTGAATATATCCCGATCCATTAGACGTCACATCGATTACGTGTATTGCACCATTGGCAGCTGCTTGCTGCACATCCCACTGGGCGCTGCTATCGTCGGCAGCCAATCTTTTTATAGGCATGTAGTTAGGTGTGACAAATTTAATAACTTCGGCAGCTGTCACGGTATACATGAACTTCCATCTATACCCATCAGGCGTATTAAAAATAGTTGTCCCTGTACCTGTTGGTTCTACAGTGGAAGCTGTTCCTCTGTTATTAAATATACACTTGTATACGTTGTTTGCATATGTTAGTACGTAGAAAACCTTGTTGACCTCATCAATAAGATTATCATACTCATCGTACACAGTGCCTGTTGTCCAATTGTATCTTGGTATAGAGAACGACATATCGTTAGCGGTTATCTTTTTAGCGCCAATCATATCTCGCCAGGGATCATAATCCACGCACGTAGGAGATTCCACGAGTGCTGGAGCAGTATCGCCATTGGGCCAGGCTTGAACTCGACCAATGAAAAGATACAGATGGTCAGGTGCCGTCTCAGTAAACGCTTCTTTGAATTGAGCTGCGTTGTAAATTTTAAATCTTCTTGTTACTAAAGCAGGCATACGATTACTCTGTTAATGATTATAATATTTAGGTCAGTTTGTTAGCTAGTGTATAAGAATGTGCTATTATTAACTAATACTAGATCTCCGTTACTATAAGCAACGTTTGCGGTAACAGACAATGTATTGGCATCGTCTATACTACCAACAGTCAACGTAATTTCTTCACCTGTTCCGTTGACATTTTGTAGGAACAGGGTAGAGCCAGCATTAAGATCTGTTACAAATGATGTGCTAAGGCCATCGAATATCTTATTACCTGGTAAGGCATTGATAATGATGCCGTCATAATCTGCAACTTGCGATGCTGATAGATCGGTAATAGTGTTGGCAGAGAAGTTGCTCATTGTACCTACACCTACCTGTAGTACTGTAGGTGATGGAATAGTTGTAGTCGTTGGTATATTGACACTATTGAATGAAACGTCCAGCTCGATATTCGTTGGAATGCTTAGCGTAGAAGCTATAGAAGGCATATCAAACAACATGGCAAGTTGGGTTATGTTGCCAAACGTAGTAGTAGAAGGTATAGATCCAATTGTTATAGTTGGATTGACACTAGTGGTACCAAATTGCACTGTTGAGGATATAGAGTCGGCAACAGCAAACTCAATAGCATAATAGATATACGTATCTGCCGAGAACGCCATAGCAGCTTCGGACTCTATACGCAGATCAGCAAATAAATTAATGCCTCCAGGGTGAAGTACGCTCTTTACAATCTCTCGATAGGTATCTAAAGACTGGTCAGTTCTCAACACATAAGAGAATTGTTGGTAATAATAGTTATCCTGTAGCTTGTTGTTCCAAGATATAAAACCTTTTGTGTCAGTGTATTTTCCATCGTAGTTTACGATACCTGTAACACGTCCAGCGCCTGTTGCATCTTGTGCTGCTCTGGAAAGATTGTTTATAGTGATCGGCTCAATACGATTGTAGCCTGATCCAGCATTTACAACTGATACAGATGTAATAGATCCGCCCGTTGACGAGGCAATTACGTTAGCATTGAATCCTTTTATACCACCGCTACCATCTGGTATCAGCTGGTCTGCAATAGCGTCTTCTCTTACGCTTACAGTAGGTATCTCTTCATAACCAGATCCTCTTGTGAGGGCAACTATAGAGGTTATGGTTCCAACTGTCGTATTTGATGTACCTAACGCGACACCTAGAACAGTACTTGAATTGGCAATTGCAAGATTGGCACTAATGGCACCAGTGTTTGACGAAATGTAGGTGTTTGCATTGATACGCGTATCTTTTAAATCTGATATTGTATCCTCAAACGTAGGTATTACTTCCGTGTTATTAATACCGCCAACGCTAAAGTTGGCTCCCGTACCACCGCCTCCGGTTATTGATATTACAGAACCTAATGTAAAGCCGCTACCCCCATCAACAAGCGTAGGAATAATACTGGAATCATCGACAGTTAATACAGTACCGTTAGCACCTGTGCCTGATGTGGCAACGTACGATACCTGATCGCCTACACGGTGCTCCGATCCTCCAAAATCTATGATCAAATTCTGCAGGGGACCAACAGATGATACAATAGTACCACTTAAACCTTCGTCGGTTGTAACAGATTCAGTATCTTGGAATGTACCTCTTACATTAATAAGAAATATTTCAAAAACTTCAATGCCTAATTCAAGAGTTGCTACAACTCTATCGACTTTTGCTGTAGCACCGGACGCTGATCCAGTAATGTTCTTACCACCCAAATTGTATAGGTTGCCACTAAAAGGAGCAGATAATCTTAGAGACGTTTCTTGAACCCAGCGGCCATCAGATACGCGTAGCATATCTTGGCCAGGATAGTAGAAATCAATCTCATCATCGTATAATATTCTAAAAAGGAGCTTGTATGCTTGTTCGGTACCCTTGGCTCGGTAGAGTTCTTTTATTCTCGATATCAGCAGAGCTTTGTCTGCAATAATCTCTTCAGGGAAGTCTGCTAATACCTCTCGTTGAAAGTATTTGACAAATTCTTCGTCAGTGTTATCGATGTCAGCGTAATTAAGAAGATTTTTAGAACGGTCGGTAACCTGATTGGATGTTTCCAACCATTCATAGTATGCTCGCATGAACGCTTTGAACTTAGGACCTTCGGTATCTAAGAACTCGGGCAGCAGTTCATCTACAAGTATTGAAGACTTGTTGTTTGTTGTCATTAAAATACCGTTGAGATGACACCAGAGCCTACGACAGTCGCACTACTACCTTGAGTGCTTACGTTAGACGTTGATGAAGTTATTCTCTTGAGCTTAGTGTCATACAGAGATATGCTTGCCTCTGTAATTGCGAGTATCTGATTTCGTATGCTAGATATTGTTCCTTCGCGAGGTACAGCGTATATCTGAAGAGCAGCACCTTGGTATCCAGAAATAATAATTTGATTAAGCGTAACAAGACCTGTATCATAATCGACAGTGCCTGCCGTCTTATTTGTATAAATTCTTATATTGGATTCGTCAAAATAGTACACTCGTACATTGCCAAACCCATCATCATCAAAATAGGAAGCAATGTTCGACTCATATGTAAACGCGCTCGACGTAATTGTCAGACCTCGGCCTGTGTGAGCTTGAGGAGTAACGCTTAACGTAATTCCGCCCGATATATTCAACAGACTGCTGTTGAAAGGAATATTATAGGTTGTAGGTGATGTTGTAATAGGTATAAAGTTTTTCATCATCTTGAGATCTATCTCAATGCTGGAGATAGCTTCATTAGCTGGATATATCTGTCTGATCAGTTCTGAAGAGACATAGTCCTTACTAAAGGATACCAGATCAGAAAGCTCATACTGTATCAGCTTGTTGCCTATAGTCGATACAATTGCACCTGCGGTAGATGACGTGATGTTAGGATTGTATCTTACCCTAACTGTAGGAACAATAAACTTGTAAGTCGGATCTACAACCTCAGGGGTTATAGAAAGTACATTCTTGTTTGCCAGATAAGTTTCAATATCATTCTTTCTGGTTTGAGAAACAAAGAAGCCGGTGTTAGGTTTTACTGAAAGAAATACCTTGCCGTAGGTAGGAGGATTGTTTTCCTGGCCACCCCATACGGACACAGCTCCTATGTCTCCAAAGTTATTTCTTATTAACGCCTCGTAGTCACCTGTAGTAACCGCTCGGTTCTGGGCTTGATAGTTTCTAGGAGCATTGAACTTTACAGAAGCAATACTTTCTTGCTCTGATCCGCCTGTAGCTGCAATTACTGTCTGCACGTTTATGTTGCTATATCCATCGATGGACGTAGGTGTGGCAAACGTATTAGCACCTTGGGTTAATGTTCCACTACAAATTCTATAATCAGCAACAACGATATTTCCATTAGTAAGACCCTTGCCAACAGCATTGTCGCCAAACTTAATTTCATACTTTCCATCATCGTTTTCATTTATAAAGAAGGCGTATGTATTGCCGGTCACTGCTGTAAAATCTGTTGCGTTGATCCATGTTGTCTGCGAGGTGTTTGAAGAGGACTCTTGTACCTTTACAGATATGCTTCTAGTATCTACATTTTGATTAGGTATAACATATCTCACAGGGGATGCATCGCTCACATCAAATCGATAAGTGAACGGCCGGCCCTCTGTGATATCTAAATTTGCGGAATAAGCACCTGATGAGTTAGCATTTATTACTCTAGCCTCAGGATTGACGTACACATATTGTATCCCATCAATTGTGGAAACAAATTGAGTCAGAGCTGGTATAGTAATGTTATTCGGCGTGTCATCAGGCGTAACAGTTAACTTGATGGTTGCAGTAGAGCCTTGTGACGAACGTGGCGTATACCCGAGCATCTTAGCTCTAGATACCACATTATTCCGCACTTGTGCAGAATCAAGAAACATTTCGTTACCTACCATGTTCAAATAGAAGGCATTCTTGTAAGTATTGTAGGCTAGCAGGTTCAACATTATTTGCATCGTCGAACTTTCGTAATTGTAATCTCCAAGATCCGTTTGATTAGATAGAAACGTTTTGAGATCGCTTTTAATACCATCAAAATCTATGCTTGTGAGCTGTAACGCGTTATTTGCAGACATTTTATCTGGTTCTCTCTATTTCTAAACCAACAGTTATAGGCTGGGCTTGGTTTGCCACAAAAAAATTAATACTAATTTGAACTTTGCTGGAGTTGGGCGAAGCTACTACTGTAACCTCGTTAACTCTTGCTCTAGGTTCAAAGTTTTTTATTGCGGTTTTAATATCTTCTTCTATATTTACTTGCTCTATCGGATCGAAATGTTCGAAAAGTCGACTGCGAATGTCAGCACCGTATAGGGGATCGTATGGTCTTTCGAATCTATTAGTCAATATGAGATTTTTCAGAGCGCCAACTACAGCCTCTGCGTTCTTCTTAACTGTAACATTGCCCGTAATAGGATGAGCAGTCATGGTGATACCAAGATCACTAAACTGCACTTCCTTACCCAGGGGATTTATAGATCCTGATTTAGACACATTTATTCCTTAGCTTGATAAACTATTTATCAGCGTTCTTAACGTCTTGTATCTCTTTTCGCCTTACTTTTACAAGTTTTGCAATTTCAGCAAGTGCCTTGCGAGCTCTAGTTCCTGCTAGCTTGTTGCCTTTCTCGAACTTTGTGTTCTCATCATCGTATGTTTCAAAAAGTGATTTAAGCATTTCATTAGTCATAATTAACTCCTAGTTATTATAGTGGCTTTAAAGTAGTGCCACCGGTTTCTGTGTGTTTATGTGTGCCAAGCTCGACATCTCCGTCCTTAACTTTATTAGCCTGAACTTCGTCAACATCAATCTTACCTTGCGTAGTTATTGTTCCGCTTCCAAGATCCACAGCGTGAGAGGCTGCAGTTTGAATAATTTGCTTCTCAACAAATATTCTGTGGTTGCCTCCTATGTTTTCTTCTTTATCTCCATCAACATTGATCTTCCAGTTACCCGTTATGTTGGTAGTACAATCAGCATCTATGGTTAGAAAAACATTGCCTTTAACATAGACGTGGTTATCGTTAGCAACTATAGAGTACTTGTCCCCAGTAATTTTTGTTATACTGTCCCCCTCTGTCGTTACCTCATGATACGTTCCGCTAGGGTGATAATCCGTTCTTCTCGACTCTCCTGTATCAGTTCTGTTGACTAGTTGGGTAAGCATTCCAGACTCTGATGCTGTAGTTTGCACAAAAGGATACAGGGCATCTTGGGGCTCTTCTGGCTCACTCCATAATTGATCCGAGCTCTTATCTTTTGTGATGTCTTTTGTTCTTTTTTGTTTTCTTAATTCTGATTGAGCCGATGGATAGCCTTCTTCCACTCTGGCGGCTCTTGGCAGCTCTGATTCACCATTCAGCCCGTTTTCATCAAATCTATATCCAGGTATTTGTCCTGTAACCATTGGTCGTTGACCTGACTCCCCATCCATAAAAAAGCCAAATACCCATGTCCCAACAGTCAACCCTGACGCAGATGCGGCTGGCGCAGTGACTGGTTGAACCGTAGACGCCCAAGGCAGATCTATAGTTGGTTGCTTGTCCTTATCCGTAGAGTGCCATCCAAAGCATCTAATTTTAACTCGACCAAGTTTCAGCGGATCATCACGGTCCTCTACCTCACCGATAAACCATATAAAATTATATCCCATAAAATCCTTAACAAAATCAGTCACCGGAGCCTCCTAACAATTTAGACACCAAACTACCGATAGTGCTATCAGTACCAAAGGGTAAATCAGTATACTTCTGCATGACGTATTTAACAGGATTAGAAACCAGTTGGTTTGAATCATTTACACCTGCTATTTTCTGGCCTCTTAGATCCGTAGCAAATGATTCTTTGACACATTGCATGCTGGATAGGTAGTCACCATCTGCAGTGAGCTTTGTTGCTATCGATGTAACTAAGAATGTAGGATTAGATCCGTAGTGATTAATAAAAGCAGAATCTCCTACACCCTCTCTATCCTTATTACCAGGAATAAACAGCTGTATGATATCCCCTGCGTTAATATTCAAGTTTACAGGCACGCTTATATTAATGCCATATTGTCTTAATGAAGCAAGCTGTGCAGCTACGAGCGGTGCTTTTCTGAATCGCTCTCGTCCATGAAACGTGTATGGATCGTTGTTAGCTGTGATTCTACTATCAAATGTTATATTGTTGCCTGATTGTCTGGCTAGATCTCCAACAAGAAACCGCTTATGACTTGAGCTCCCAATCTCACTTCCTAGAACTTTACTTCTACCTAGATTTATTGTCGGGTAACCTCCTCCGGTAATATGGGGAAGTCTATCAAAGTCATTAGCGTAGTTGAATGAGGTTTCAGAAAACTTTTTAGTAATGGGATCAATAACACCCACGCTGTTTTCATACATTCCTTTTAGCAGTAGATCTATTGTATCTACGTTATCAAGATAGGTGTGACCTATAATAGTTCTTTCGGGAGGATAAGAATCGGCTGTCGTTGCGTTGCTGAAATAATACTCTACCCCCGGTCTAGGATCTTGCTCCAGCAAGTTACTCAGGGTGCGGAAGTTGAATCCCTGAGTAGTTTCATAAAATAGATAGTGAGAGGCGTCCCCGTACTCCTTGGATCTACTCTCTTTACCAATTATATCTATTGCCTCAAATGGGGCATGACCCATTGATGTATAAGGTACAACATTTTCACTCTCTTCTACCTTAAGCGCTTTACCATTATCCATATTAATATAGCTATCAAATATATCCTTTACTGCTTCAGACCCAATCTTATCTTTGTAGGTTGTATTGACATCCGTTGTCATATTTTGCTCAAGTTCTATCGAGGAGCAGTGTAGGGTATATATTGACGAGCCAGCACTCAACTCGGTCTTGTTGCCTACTCTATGTACTTTGAATAGTAGATTGGGGGAGGCGCCGAGCAAACTATCATTATTAGACTCAAATGATATCTCGACAAATTCTTGACCCGTCATTGGACTCTGGCCAGCATCGATGAGCCCAATAGCGTCTCGAACAACTAAATCCGCCGATAAGGTCTGATTGAAGATACTTTCGTATATGTTAAACTCAATCACAATCCGAGTTATATCGATAAGACTTTCATCACTATCAATAAACGATATACGGTGTGTTAAATTACCACCGTAGGGATTAGTTTTTTCTGTTATTATACTCATTATGTATTAAATATAGTCTTAACTTGAGTTAATAAATCAGGCAGGTAGTCCACACTCAACAGCTTGATATCTCGCTTGCCTTCATTTTCTCTCTGCTCATATTCGTAGGACGTTACAATTCTTTTGTCGGATGTGGCTAAAGTATTGTATTGGGTCAAATCTATCTGCTCATATCTTTCTGGTATCACCGTTCCATCAAACAGCACTTCGTGAGATGTTATTAATTGTTCATAGTGGTGGGTTTGACTCATCGCTGTAGAAACGCTTCCATACTTCTTAATAATAAATCGATTTAACGCATCAGAGCTTAAAGGCCAATCAAACTCCGGATCAGTTAAATTGTTAGTGAGATATATTACCCAATCCAGCGTAACATCATTATAGTATTTGAAAGCTATTGTATCGGCGCGCTCTCCATCTTTGACAGAGTAGTCATAATATACCGCCTCTTGCCGCTGAAAAGATTCAACAATTTTAAAGCGAGCCATAACATTAGTAAGAAGAGAAGTTTTGCCGTTCTTCTTTATATCATAGTCTATCAACTCAAAAGGCCTGAAGTAGTATGCCATTCTATCTACCTTTCCTTATCTCGTCTTTAGTGACAATAGTATCTTCCGTGAAGGTGAGGTTGATTGACACACTATAGGGAGCGTTAGTGTCTTCAAAGAAATGGGCATTGCCTTCTCCCGTATAGTTTACAGTGAAGTCGGTCAACACCGAATCTCCTATCTTATACAAATAGTCTCCAGCTCGAAGTATGATTTGAAACTGTGATGGATAGTTGAATACGTGATTTGCGGCCTTGTAATCGGGAGCCATGTGATACTTGAAGTTGTATATCAAGTCTTTTATTGCATCGCTCTCTTGTTTATTCTTTGCAATCAACTTATACGAATATGTGTGTTTTCTAAAATCAACACCAGTGAATACATTTGCTATGTGAGGGTTAACTGCAAGACCTAGTCCTCGGAGAGCTCCTTCCCCTAACGATCCCAAAGCTCCCCCGACCACGCCTGCTGCCGTTCCTCCTAAAAGCGCGCTGGCTAAAGCTGTTGCGCCAGCAGATGCCCCAGCAGCTTGTAAGCCAAATCCCGACAGCGCACCTTTAACACTATCAGCTGACAGAGAATCAGTATTCTGTATGGCATTGGTCAAGTCTGTTATAAAATTACCCCCTCCACTTGTGAAGTTACCGGCCACATCCCTGGCAATATCTCCTCCTATCCCTAACGGACTATTACTATATTGGGCATTATATGCCGTGGCCAAATTTGCTGGGATAGGTAAGGCGAAAGAATGTGCAGGTTGAGAAATATCAATACCTATGTCTTCGAGCTTTTTGGCAAAATTACCGACTGCTCTAGCTCCAGCTTTCAATCTATCAAAAATACCAACTTTCTCATCGCTCATGACAGTTCCAAATTCTGTCTCCTCGCTTGCATAATTTACTTTAACATCAGCCAATTGAGATACTTTATATCTTTTAGTAGCTCTAAATATAATAAAGTAGGGTGACTCAGATAAGTCGCTTGGAAAGTATGTTGTATCATACTTTGCTCCAACCTCTAAAGAAGCAAGAGGCCCATCGGCACCCTTTCCAATATTAATAGTAGGCATTTTTTATCCTGTGAAAACGTATAAAGGCAAGTACAAACCTATGAATCCTAGTAAGTATTTAGGCGATCCAACGAACGTTGTTTACAGAAGTTCGTGGGAACGCCAGTGTATGCTATACTTCGATAAGAATGATAATATTGTAAAATGGGGGTCTGAAGAG